ATCAAAGTTCTTCATTTTCTCTCCCTTCATCAACCATGGCCCATAACAAGCATAGGTAAACTATTGCATCTGTTATCCGCCCGGTAATATCTTCTCTCTGTGATTTATGGCCATTAGCATAAGCTGCTATGCCATCTATGTGCTTTAAGAGATAAGTCATTAAGATCTTTTCCCTATTCACACATAGTAACTTAGCAGCTCTCTCGAAATTAGCAAAGACATTTTTTTCATCATGGGCATATTCTTTCTGCCCGGCATCCCGCATGCGAGTAATCTTCTGCCAAATATTATCCATGAATTTATGCATGTGCGACTGAGTCATTTTTCTCTATCCTTAAGTTATTAATGGTTAATCTTACATTTAAGGTTTCCTTTTCCCTATTCTTATCACTGATAACAGTCACTTCTTTTACAAGTCCACTATCAGGATCTCTCCATGCTTTAAGTGATAATACCTTATTAGCATTATAAGCAATACGGAATGAGCCTTTAGATGAAGCTATGTCCATTCCTTCCTTATATGCTTGTTTAGATATCTCAGATACAGCAAAGACAATAATATTATGTTTTACAGCGGCTTCCAAAAGCGCCTGTGAGGCTTCTTCGGCCTTCATATTACTATCACGATGATTACTTTTAAATAAACCTAAGTGATCTACTACCAGGATCTCAGGCTTACGAGGCAACATAGCTATTCTCTTATCCAATTCTTGTGCAAAAGGAGGAGAATAATCTACAGTCAGCCATTCAAAATCCTTATCTATGCCATTTTGAAAGGTTTTATAATGCTTGGCAAGCTGTTCTTCAGTCCAATTCTTTTCTATCTGAACAAATCTAGACCATATTTGTCTTGGTGACATCTCCATTTCAATGAAATAAGTAATCTTTTTAAATGCTACCATCCAATTCTGTAGCAGCATTGTCTTCATGGAAGCGGGCGGAGCTTGTAAAATAACTACTTCGCCTGGGTAGATTGGAAAATCCTGGCCGTATAAAGCACCAAGATTAAGAGGTTTATACTCTTGTGCGTAGAATTCTGCAAGCTCCCGCTCCATATCACTAGCCTGCATGGTTGTCTGAGACTTCTTAGCCTTATACAACCTGCATGTATTTTTACAATATTTATCCATTACTGGATCTAAACAACCATATCTATTACCTTCTCCACTATGAGCTTCGTAAGCTGAATCCACTATTTTACTCATTTCATCTGATTTAAATGGTGAACTAGCAGTATTAGCATTCTCTCTCCATGCTTCCATAGCTTTTCTTACTATAAATTCAGGATATCTCCATCTAAGCCATGCAGATAGCCTTAAGCCAACTGCATGCCGCTGCCCTAGGGCTTTAGCTTCAAACATTCCAGATATACAAGGATAGTTAATAGGATCTGCTACTCTTCCTTGTGATAATGTATTGGTATCAGCAACTTTATCCTCTTTAGGTTTTTCTAAGATATCAAAAACCGGTGAACATTCTAATTCCAGCATATCCAGCTTCCGTGGTAACTTTGCGTAAGTTTCAATATCGCCAATAGGCCCTTCTAGGAGCTTTCTTGAAATCTGGACCTTATATAGGTTAGACTTGGTATTTCGCGTATTTGGTACCCTTATGAGCCTTGTTTTATCAGTTACCGATGGATCTGCATACTCAAAGATACCTGATTTAGTTAAAATATGCTTAACTTTAAGATGTAAGTCCTTGGCCGGCTTCCATCTGAATGCATCTGATGGAATATATACATGAAAACCAGTACCACTAAAGAAGAGTCGGCTGGGAATATCTATATCATCTAAATGTAGAATTAATCCAATTGTTTTTTGTCTGGCAGCTTCAGAGCTGACAGCATCTACGTCTAAAATGAATTCATCTGGCATATATAATAACCCATCATAGCCAGATAAAGAGTTATGTTTGCCAAAGAAATCCTTAACATAGTCATCATAGTCATACAAAGACATAAATGTGTCACGCTTAAATCCTTGCCATTGATCTATATTGTCTGCAGACTGAAAATAATGTCTTTTATTTAATCCAAGTGCAAATTCTTTAATCATAACCTCTCTCTTCCCAGTTCTTTTACTTTTCTTTCCCATTCTTCACCATCTAGGCATTCTTCACAAGCCTCTTTTTCAGGCTCTCCTTGATGTTCATTGCATGAAGGACAAAGATCATTATCTGGCAGATATAGCTTCATATCATCACCACAGCAGCTCATTTGAAGATAACCATCTCCATCACATGCACTACAAAATTTCATTTCTTCCTTTTCCCTGTAATATTCTCCTACTTTACTCATTTTATCTCCTTACTTAACTTTTGATTTTCTTTAGCAAGTTCATACAATGCATTTTCTATAAATGACTGTACTATCTCCTGTACTAAATCATCAGGAATGCTTAGAGTTAGAGAACCATCTTCTTCCTCTTCACATTCTATTGTATGCTTGCTACTACAACATTTATCACAAGTATGAATTCCTGCTGTTTCTCTTTCATCTTCAGGTAATGATTCTAAATATTCTCTGTTAGGATGCCCAACTCCGTGTTTACAAACATCTTCTAAGGCATAATCATCACCTATGTCTTGATCTATTGCCCAATCAGGTCTTTTAAATATTTGTGGCTCACCTACCTTCTTTTTGTGGCTCATTCTTCTCTCCAATCATCAAATCCCTTAGCGATACTATTTACTTCATTTTCTTTATATCCAGTCTGGAGTAGATGTCTTGCTAAATATTTATTTTTAATAGCCAGCATATCCCTCTCTTCTATCAATCCTTCTATTTCTTCCCTGTCTAATGTTCTCATTATTTCTCCTTGTTAATAATTATATCAAAAATACCTCTTCGGTATGCCATTCTTGTAGCCTCATCAACGCAATAATCTGATATTTCTTCGTCAAATACCTTAGAAAGATGTAAGCCAGAAGTATAATTATTATAGTCTGTATCTATAACAATAACTGTGGGTATAAATTCACTACAGTAAAAAGAATCTCTTCCATCTTTAATCTGTCCAATATAAATACATTTATCACAGATTAACTCCTTTGCATTTTTTCGTGCAATTTTACCTTTTTCTTGCAAATCTATTTCTTCTTGTAAATTCATTCTTTCTCCAGTTGGTTAGTTTTACTACCCACCTTCACAAGACTGCAATATTCGGTATCAAAGTCCTCTATTGCTATGACATAACCACACTTGTCAGCAAGGTCTGACACTATTGTCTCTAATCTGTCTATTCTACTAGACAGTTTTTTAACATGTTCTTTGGTTGTTTTATTACTTCCTGCCTCCCAAATGTGATACCTTCTTCCAAATATTTTCATTTTTTACTCCTTTTTTTAGGTTTCTTATACACATCTTTAGCCAACATATCTACCTGAATCTGTAAATTATCATGTAATCTTAGGAATTTTAGTTGGTCTATTTCTATATGCTCTACTGCCTTTTCTAAAGCAGAGAGCCTTGTATCAAGGTTTTTAGTAATCTGGGTAAGACATTCAAGTATCTCGTTTTTATCATCATTTAACTGAGATAACTGACTTATTACTCCTATCACTTCTTGCATTCTTATTGTTTCCTTTTCTGCTGACATCATGGTGTTAGGTGTAAGGCTAAAGCCTGTAATACAGCGATAATGCCATCTAATACATCGGGTCTACCTATACACAGTAGCCACCATATTATGAGCCAGTTAAGACTGATGCTATGTTTCATTCTTTCTCCTATTTTTTTTCCTTTGGTTTAAACAGTTTTCCCTCATAATAATCAGTTTCATCAATAGTAATACAAACATAGATATATTCTTTTTCATCTGCTGCATTAGGTTCAACATCTATTTCAATTTCAGGTCTATAACCTTCCCCATATGTTAATTTCATTTTATTTCTCCTTATTTATCTCCTTATAAACTGTCGCCAATTATTAGTACTTTTTGTTTCCATAACTCATCATTTATAGTGAATTATAGCAAGGATATGGTCTGTCACCCCCATATTTCCCGTTTATGTGACGAGGTTCTTTCATTCTTTCCGACCTGCATAAGCGAGGTAGTACTTGTAGCACCAGCAGGGGACACCCCTACCAGTGGACATTTAAATTAATCCTTGCTATTTTGTAAGTACACTTTCAATTTAACCGTGTTAATGTCAACCTTATAAGGTTGATTATAACATTTGTCAACCTTGTTAAAGTCACC